CATGCACATTGTCAATTTCACAAGACATTGCAGATGCAACAACAAAGGATTCAGGCGGTTGGTCTGAGGGAATCAGCGGTTTACGTTCAGGTGAAATTTCATTTGATGGTTTAGTAAACTATGCATCGGCTGCAAATGCTGAGGAATTAGTTGATTTCGTTTTGAATCGTACAATCATCACGTGTGTATTCGGAACGGCTGCATCAGGTGATACGGTTTACACGGCTGAGGGTTACATCGCATCAATTGAGCAATCAGCGGAGATGGAAGCAGCGGTGACATTCAGCGGTTCAATCACATTGACAGGCGCAATCGTAAAATCAACAAACGCATAATTTGTTGAATTAAAATATTTCCCCTGCATCGGTAAAATGGTGCAGGGGTTTTGAGTTATCACCTAATCAAACAAATATGGAAAATCGCAAACGTGGCTATTGTCAATTGAACATTGGCGGTCAGGATCGCACCCTACATTTTTCGATGAATTTTTGGGTTGCATTTGAGAATGCAAGCGGACACAAAATATCAGAAATCGATCAAGTTTTTTCAAACGGAATTTCATTGAACACCATTCGTGCATTGGTTTATTCAGGTTTATTAGCATATGATCAAGAAAACGGAATCAAACCTGATTATAACATTTACACCGTTGGATCATGGATGGAGGATTTACAACCTGAATCATTGACATTATTGACAAATACATTGATGGAATCACGTGTTTTAGGTAATGACTTGAATGCAGGTGTGCGCAGAAACGTTGAAAAATCCACCAAAAACCCAAAGCAGATCAACCCCTAACGTGGGATCGAATGCTCGATTTTTATATAGGTCAGGCAGGTATTTCACCGGATCAGTTTTGGCGCAATACTTGGAAAGAAAATGCGTTGTTGGGGGAGAGTTGGAGCGTAAACGTAAATTTGAATTGGGAAATGGCCCGATACATTTCCACAATGATTGTCAATTCGAATGCCGTTAAAAAATCACAAATAATTACACCTGATAAGCTATTCCCGTTGCCACAGGATGTATATTTGGAGAAAGGAAAACCGAAATCGACACCGGAACAATTCAAAGCATTTTTACAACAAATTGAAAAAAGTCAATCTAAATAATGGGTTGGCTTTTTTTTTAACTTTACATTATGGCAGAAGAATTAAAAGTCCGAATAACCGGTGATTCAACCGATCTAAATGCAGCATTATCAGATGCGCAGAAATCGTTGGTGTCGTTTTCTAAGCAGGCGGCAGAATTAGGCAAAACAATGTCCACATTTGTAACAGCCCCATTATTGGCGGCCGGGACAGCATCTGTAATGATGGCATCTGATTTCAATGAATCATTGAATAAAGTGGATGTGGCATTCAAATCATCATCGCAGGTGGTGAAAGATTTTGCCAAAACATCATTGACATCCTTTGGTATTGCTGAGGGTACGGCATTGGATATGGCGGCATTGTTTGGCGATATGGCAACATCAATGGGATTGAGTGTTACTGAGGCATCCAAATTGTCAACATCATTAGTTGGTTTAGCCGGTGATTTATCATCGTTTAAAAATATCAATATTAAGGAGGCAACAACGGCATTGAACGGGATTTTTACCGGTGAAACCGAATCATTGAAGCGGTTGGGTGTCGTAATGACTGAGGCCAATTTGAAAGCATTTGCATTGTCACAAGGGATGACAAAGCAATACGAAACAATGTCACAGGCTGAAAAGGTTTTGGTAAGGTATAATTATATAATGTCAGCCACCAAAAATGCACAAGGTGATTTCGCACGAACAAGTGAGGGGGCAGCCAATCAGATGCGTGTATTTGGGGAGGGCATGAAACAATTGAGTGCACAATTTGGGCAGGTTATGTTACCGGCCGTGACATCAATTGTTTCAGGATTAAATGCTGTAATCAAATCAATTTCAGGCGCAGGTGAGGGCACAAAATCATTTATTGTTGTATTGGGTGGAATCGCCGCAGCAACAGGGCCATTGTTATTTTTGGCCGGAACAATTATTCCGAAAGTAATTACAGGAATTAATTTAATGGAGGCAGCCACAAAACGTTTCAATTTAACATTGAAATCAGCCGGTGGAATTATGGCATTAGCATCAATGTTAGGTGTTGCCGCTGCATCTGCATACGATTATGCCAAAGCATTGAAACCTGATAATAAATTATCAGAACAGGAAAAAACAGATGCAAATGCGATTCGTGAAAAAAATAAACAAATTTACGCATCAATTGATTTATTAAAGAAACAAAAATCAGCAGCACAAGCCCCTGTAACAGGTATGAATGCCGCACAGGGTGTATCGGCAGGCGCAATTGATGCGCAGATTGCACAACAGGTTAAGCAGTTGCAACAAAATAGAGCATTATTGGCCAAATTGGATAAAGATGCTAAAAATGTAACGGCAAACAATGCAGATTTAGGATTAGGCGGTATTACGGGGACAGGTGGTGGAGGTGCTAAAAAACTAAGTAATGATGTGTCTGAAATTGAAAATTCAATGAAATCATTGAATACTGAAATGGACAAATCGATGGTTGAATTAAAAGAGATTTGGAAATTAATGATGGATTTGAAATTTGAAAAAGCAGATCCATTAAAAAGTATTAATTTTCAGGGTTTCGACAGCATGGCCGAAAAAGTCAAAACACCTTTGGCGGTTATGGATGCAGCAATTGCAGCATCAACAGCAATACAGGGCGAACAAATTGATGCATTAGCATTAAAATACAATAATTTAATGACAACCGGACAAATGGTTGCCGATGTAGCCGGGCAGGCATTTACATCATTGGGTGATTCAATTATTAATTCAATGGGCCTTGCATCAAATGGATTTGAAGGTTTTGCACGTATTATGATGCAAACATTGGTTGATCTTGGAACAATGGTTGTGAAACAGATTGTAATGAATCAGGCATCTGCAATGTCAAGTGCAATTGCAGGCGCAACGCAATCGGGAGCAGCAACAGGCCCGGCAGCGGTATTTTCAACACCGGCATTTATTGCAACGGCAATAGGTGGTGTATTATCAGCATTTGCAGCGATTCCAAAGTTTGCGGCAGGTGGTATCGTATCAGGCCCGACAATGGGTTTGATGGGTGAATATCCGGGCGCAAAATCAAATCCTGAGGTTATTGCACCATTAAGCAAATTGCAGGGAATGTTGGATCAGGGCAATGGCGGAGGCGGTGGCCAAATGACAGGCGAATTTGTGTTGAGAGGTCAGGATTTAGTGGTGGCATTACAAAGAGCAGAAAAGCAAAGAAATAGAATAGGATAAATATGGCATACGGTGTGAAATATCGTTTGGAATTTGCTGATATTAAAGGCAACAAACGAAAGGTTGAAATTTTCAAAAACGGATATTCAGGTGCCGTTTTGCCAATGATTGGTTCAGGTGAGCCGGTTGAAATCGAATGGAAAGCAGAAGAGGATTTGTATGAGCCATTAATTGGATCGTTGTGCACGTTGAATTTGTTGGTGACAGATGATGTGACCTATGATGATTTTTATTTGTACGATGAACGTGAATACAAAGTGGTGATTTATTACGAATCATCGGCCGGCAATTGGGCCACATATTGGTCAGGTTGGGTTGTAAACGATCTTTATTCACAGGCATTGGTTTCCACACCATATTCATTATCAATCACAGCCACAGACAATTTGGGGCAATTGGATGGATTTGATACGTGGATGCCTGCGGTCGGCACAGATAATGCCACATTATGGCAATTTATGTGGAATGCATTGGCCAATTTATCTTTGGATTACGACATTTATATCAGCAATGATTTAAGAATAGCAACCGATTCAGCATGGAAAAACGTGTTTGATCAGGTGACAATCAAAAAGGTCGGATTTTATCACGATTATTATATTATTAACGATGCAAAAATGACATTGCGGTCAATCCTTATGGGATTCAATTGCCGTTTATTTCAATCGTTTGGCCGTTGGTATATTGTGAACAATTCATCGTATGGTGATCAACGAATCATTGCAGGCATTCAGGCAGGCACATATGTTGGTTCCGGTATATTAACAGCCAAACAAGGATTTTTGAATGGCGGATCAGAGGACATCAAATATTGGATTTATAATGCATCAGGAGTGGCACAAACATCGGTGACAACAAATATGTTGAAAGTGGTGCCGACAAATATGCAACCGATTGGCCAAAACCTATTCAGAACACCACGCAGACCGGTCAAAAAATATCAGGAAATTGTGGACATTTCACAACAACAGGTTGATTTGAATCTGAATGCATCGTTTGAATTTGGGTACGAAAATTGGGATACGACATTCGGGGCAGTTGGAACATTTGAGCCAAACGCATTTGCAGGCCGCAAGGCAATCAAATTTACAGGCACAAGTGCATTGGGAGTATATCAGACAAAATTGTTCACCACAGGGGCAGGAAATGCCGTGAAAGGCAATCAATATCAGGTATTGTTTTCGGTTAATATAGACAAAGGTGGAAGCGATAACAGATTGCCGTGGTATTTGCGAATTGAATATGCACCGGGAGTTTACCAATATTGGAGTGAAACAAACAAAACGTGGGGAACATCACCGGGATCAATTGCGTGGAATACAACACAAGTTGTTGGAGCAGGCACATTTGAATCGTTTAAATTTACGGCAAAAGAGGCACCGGAACCCGGTCAAATTGAATTGGGATTTGCATTGCCATACATTGATGCAACAGGATCGTACAATGGTGTGTATTTGGACAATTGTGCCGTGCGTAATATTGACAAAGAACAAAACGTGTACAAAGAGGCATGGTTTATCAGGGAGCAATCAGGTACATTTGTCACATCCGATGTAATGGAGCATAAGGATGTTGTTCAGGCTGATGTTGATTCCGTTGTATTTTCGGGTGCATTTACGGACAACAACGCATTTAAACGTGCACAGGATGTCAATGGATTGTTTTTGGAACAGATAGTCACACAGCAAAGATTAAACGATTTTAGGCAATATTCAATGCAATATGAAGGCGATGTGTACAACATGGATGATTATTCTGTGATGACAATGGCTCATAAATTATGGATAAAATTCGACACACTAACCGAAACAGATTCGGCAATTGTTGATTCAATCCGTGTTCAATTAAAATCAAATTTGTACACCTGCCAATTCCATATCCCGAATAATTATACGGATGTGGCAAGTAATTACAGGGTATCATATCAGGAATAATTTGTTTTTCATAGGTTTGGTAGTGCACATCCGTGCATTCTTTGAGTGCATCGGATGTTGATTAGGGTGAATGCAAAATGGTCGTGGAATATTCTACGGCCATTTTTGTTTTATTTGTCGGTTTTGCTAATTAGTTAATTGACTAATTTTGAAAAAAAACTATTCATGGGACTAAAACACGATCAAATCAGAGATCATTTTTATTCATCGCCATTAAACCTAAAAACCTTTTCAGAAACCTATTACCAAACATACGGATACCAAACTGCTGAATTGTTGCGTAAAACAATGAGAAAGCATAATATTTTGATTCGTGAACGTAATGAGGCACAATTGAAAAATTTACCAAAGGCACAGATTGAATCCACGACATTTTTTGAATTAGAGAATTTCGGTATAGAACCATCCATTGGTAAGGAATACACATCAGACCGATTGCCGGATCATTTAAAGGTCATTGGTATATTGTCAGACATACACGTTCCGTTCCATTCAGTTGAAGCCGTGGTATGTGCCATTAAAGAATTAAAAGAAAGAAACATTGATTGCCTGTATCTGAACGGAGACACATTTGACCAATATTCTATCAGCAGGCACGAACGTGATCCCGATCTTAGGGACTATCCAAAGGAAGTAGAAATGTGCCGTAATTTCCTGCAAACCTTGCGTGGTATATTTCCAACGATTCCAATATATTTCAAGGCAGGCAACCATGAAAACAGGCATCAAAGGTATATTAATCAACAAGCGGAGGAATTTGCCCAATTGCACGAATTACAATTTGAGAAATTTTTTAGATTAGATGTACTAGACATTAAATACGTTCCTGATTGGCAAGGTATGTTCATGGGCGATTTATTAGTCATTCACGGTCATGAAGGATTTGGAGTTGGCGGAGTCAATCCGAGCCAATCGCTATTCAATAAAATGTTCTGCAATACCTTGATGGGCCACGTGCATCGCCAAACAACCACAACCAAAAAAACAGGTTTTGGGCAATATATTCACACACATTCAACAGGGTGTTTGACTACTATTTCGCCAAAATATATGCCTTTTAATCAGCACACACAAGGGTTTGCAATCGTTACAATTGAAAATGGCAAATCAAAAGTTGAATTGAAGGCGATAAAAGACGGAAAAATTGTGTAATATTGCATTGAAAGATTAAGGTTTTGATTCATACGTTGTTGAGCAAAAAGGGCATTTCTGATGGATTTGCCCTTTTTTATTACCGTTAAATAAATTTTTGATATTTTTTTGTGTCATATTGTTTGAAATTGTTTGAAAGTTCAGAAAAAGGGTGTATGTTTACATCACGATACAACAACAACACAATTTAAACAACACAAAAAATGAAAAATTCAGCAATTGACACACAATTTTCAATGTTTAATGAATCACAAATCCAAGCTATCAAATTAATCATCAAAAACAATTTTTGGGGTGATTGTGATCAAGAATATGCAGATGGAAAAACATATGATACATATGGATATTATACTAACACACAAAAAGGCAAGGAGTGGTCAGGATTAATTTCAGGAATTTCAAAAAAGATAAAATCATCAAAAACAAATTTGATCAATACGTGTCCAAATTGGTGGGGTGATAATAGTGGCGATATGATATTTTTTAATATAGATTTAATTGACAAAGATCAATTAGAGGAATGGGCAAAAAACTAAAAGCAACACAGGGCCGGCATAACAACCGGCCTTTTTTAATTGCTTGAAAAAATATTTTATTATTTTGATTAAAATTGTTTGAATTTGTTTGGAATGTTCAAAAAAGGTCGTACATTTACATCACAAACAACAACAATTATGAAAAACACAGCAAAAACATTAGAAAACAAGCAAATTTTAGTAATCAATGCCGAAACATTGGTAAATGGTAAAACTAACAAATCAAGAATTTCTAATAAGTCAATTTCATTAGGATTAATTAAAAAAGATTATTTTATCACAAATTTAGATGGTAGTAATTCTACATATTTTGCACAATTTGAAATAATCGTTATTGATGGGAAAGAATTTAAACCTGTATTTTCTAAAAATCAAATTTTTTTATATGCACAAAGCAATAGGGTAAAAAATATTGATATTATAGAATTTAAAGTAATATAAAACAACACCGAGCCGGGCGGATTCCCGGCAATCTTTTAAACAACAACAATTATGTGGAATCTATTAAAAACAATCGACAAAAATGACATTGCAGGTTTGATCATCTGTTTGACAGCCATTGCAATCTGTGTAAAAATTATGTACATCGTTGGCAACATTTAATCACTACGGCAATGGTTTACAAAATCACATTCAAAGATCACGCAGGATATTACACGGTGACCAAAGCATTCGACAGCACGGATGAACTTGGAAAATTTATCCAAAACGAATTGACCAATAATGGTGGCAAAGAAATCGGCATGGAGGAATTTGATTCCATGCAGGATATGTTGGAACAGAAATATAAAAAGAATTTAGAGAAAAGATATGAGGGTTAAAATTAATCAATCAGAATTACAAAGGTTGGTGGCTGAGGATTTAAACAAACAAGGGATTCAGCCACCACGCAAAGACAAATGGGAACCGCACAATGTGCAGATGGCCATTTCAAGAAAATTAAACTATCCACTAATGTGGGAATCAATCAACCGAATTTCAAAACAATTATACGATGAATCAGGAAAAATCAAGTAATCCATTAGCCGAAATACAGGCAAAATTAAAGGCACCAAAAGGGCAATTCAATTCATTTGGCAAATACCATTACAGATCAGCCGAAGATATTTTGGAGGCAGTCAAAAAGGTTGTGAATCCAATGGGATTTTCAATCACACTAACAGATTCAGTTGGAGAAGTTGGTGGCCGTATTTATGTTCAATCGATCGCAACATTATACAATGGCGAATTGAATATCAGGCAACAGGGTTTGCACGTGAAGAAGAAACCAAAAAGGGAATGGATGGATCGCAGATTACAGGGGCCGCATCGAGTTACGCAAGAAAGTACGCATTAAACGGATTATTTGCCATTGATGATACAAAGGATTCAGATGCAACAAATGATCACGGCAAATCGCAGGAATCAAAGCCACAGGCCAAAATAACAATCCCTGAAACAGGAATGCCGGCACCATCTGAATTTGACAGGCAATTTGCTGAATTGATCAAAGATGTAAAAAAAGCACAATCTAATGAGCAATTGAAAGGCATATGGGATTTATTGACTGATGAGGCAAAAGCAAACAAAGAGATTCAGCAATAATTCAACCACAGGAAAGCAGAATTAACAATCAAATAATCAAATAACCTATGAAAAACGAATTGATGGCCGTTGATGGCCAAATCCTAGATTTAAGCAAAAAGGAGATTGCACAAATGGCTGAATCATTTATGGCCAACGCAGATGCAATAGATACCGTGAAATTGGCGGCACAATTGGCAAAATTCACGTTATTATCAGCCGAAATGGACAAACACCTTAAAGAGCATTTATTTGCTGATTTACGCAAACATAAGGATGGCAAATTATCAGCATTTGGTGTTGACTTTTCAGAAATGGAGGGTGGTGTAAAATACGATTATTCGGAAACCGAAACATGGTGCAAATTGCAATTTGAAATTGATCGCCTAAAAGAGAAACAAAAAGAGGTCGAGGCATTTTGCAAAGCATTAAAATCAAAGACTTCCACATTGGATGAGGAAACAGGCGAATTGATGGATTTTTACCCACCATCAAAGACATCCACAACCACAATCAAAAAAGTAATTAAATAAACAATATAACAATGGGATGGAAATCAACAATTGATATAACAAGAACGCAAGCACTTGCACTTGTTTTGGATTACGCATTACAATGTGGGACTCTGTCTGACTCAGAATTAGAGGATTTATTAGAAAATCTTGGATACGGAGATAATCAGATGTTGCCTTATTTTGGACACAATTTTAACATAATTAATAGTAATCAAATAAACAATCTAAATAAATAACAAATGGCACGTTTAGTAAGCATTAAAATTGACCTTTCAAAAATTGACAAATCACGTATTTATGAAAGCCAAAAAACAGGGGCAAAGTATTTGGACATTACAGGTGTATTGACCGACACACCGGATCAATACGAAAACAATGGATTCGTAAAGCAAAACACGACAAAGGAGGAACGTGAATCAGGGTTAAAATTGCCAATCGTAGGGAATTTTAAATTGTTGAAAATCTTGGATCAACCGGCACAATCAGCACCGGCACAGCCTATCCAACGTGAAGTTAATCCAATCGAATCGATGAACTTCCATTTTAGCCATGAGAAAAATCGTTGATAGTTACACAACAAGGCACGGAGAATTGAAGGCAATTTATTCCGTTGCAACGGCAAATTTAAAGCACAGAGATGTTGAAATTGGGGCCGTGTATGAACTTGAATACCGATTGGGGAATCAGGTTTTATTTTTGAAATCCACATTTGATCACGCAACAGATGGGAATCGGACTTTGTTTTTCAAACATCCCGATCCGGAACGCAGATTGATTGGAATACCTATAATGTCAATAATTAGATACGTAAAGAAATGATGGATACAATATTTAAAAAAGGAGATAAAGTGTTTCATTATCATTATGGTTGGGGTACTATTAAAAAAACATCATATGATTTGGTGGAAGATTATCCTTTAACTATAAATTTTGGTAAACAAGGTGATTTTTGCTTTACAAATGATGGTAGAGAATTATTTTGTGAAAAACCTTCTTTATCATTTACAGAATACAAATTAGATGGATTTTCGCAAGAAAGACCGGAAAATTTGCCAAAATTAGGCGAAGTTGTATGGGTTAGAGATAGAGATAATGAAGATTGGATTGTTAGACATTTTTTAAGAAAAATTGAGGTTAAATATTTAGCAATTGAAGATAATCCCGAAACATACATATTTAGCGAATATGATTTATGGGACAAAATGACAACCGAAAATCCATATATGAAATGAGCATTGATGACAAAATAAATTTGGTTTTTTATTGGACTTGTGCCCAAATGTTTTTTACGATATTAGGGGCAATTTTAAACATGGTAAAAGATGGCAAAAACAAATGAATTAGGATATACGTTCAATCAAGTTTGGTCGCATATCGCAAAGGAATTACAATGTAATTACGCAAAATTGAATTTAATTCACCCAAAATCACATAATCATGGTAAATTTTCAGCAATACGACCAAAGCAACAAGCACATTTATGAGTTGTACAAAATGATTGCAATCAGGATGGCAAAAGAAGGTCGCAGACAGATTGGTTCAAAGTACATATTTGAGCAAATGCGTTTTGAATATTCATTCCGATCAAACAATGATCCATTCAAGGTGAACAATAATATGGCACCACATTACGCAAGAAAATTTGTATTAGAACACCCACAATATGGAAACCTGTTTAAATTTAAGCCGTTAAAGGGTGTGATTATGATTTAATCATTATATTTGTATTGTAATCAGCGGAAAGGGTAGGAGTTTTCCGGTGATTAATTGGGTTTAAGAACCACAAAGCCTGTCTGCACTCCTACGCATTCAGGCTTTATTTTTTTAACACCATAATGGAAAAAGAAGCATTTTATTTCCCGCATTTCTGTAATGCACGGCACGATCGCAAAATTAGGCGATTACGCAGAGAACTAGGAGTTGAAGGATATGGCATTTATTTCATGCTATTAGAAACACTTAGAGAACAACAGGATTTGATGTACCCAATGGATGACTTGGATTTGTTATCAGATGAATTTGGGGTATCAGAGGCAAAGATTAGAACAACAATCTGCAATTACGAATTATTTGAAGTTGATGAGGATCAAAAATTCTTTTCGCCAAAAATGTTGGTGTATTTGGAACCATATTTCCGAATGAAGGAACAACGCAAAATGGCCGGCAAAGCATCAGCAGAAAAACGAATTTCAACGACCGTTCAACGACCGTTCAACAAAGGAAAGGAAAGTAAAGTAAATGAAATAAAAGAAAATGAAAATAAAGTAAATAAAAGCATTCTTGACATCACATTTTCTGAAATGGTAAAACCACATTTTTATGAGTTAGAAAATGAGTTTGAGAATTTTTATTCTTATTGGACTGAAAAAGATAAAAAAGGAAAAGAGAGATGGCAATCAGAAAAATTCTTTGATATTAGCAGGAGGATAAAAACGTGGATGGCAAACAAAAATAAATTCAACAACAATGGAAATTCAACCGGTGAAAAACTTGGCACAAGTGCAGCAAGAATTGAAGCCCTACGAAATTGGTAAGGGAACAGCCAATTTGATCATTAAGGCCCAAAGCACACCAAACATCAGGACACGATCTGAGGATGATTTAAAACAGGTATTGCGAATGGCAATGCTGATGGTTGGATTGCGTGGATCAAATATGCCAACAGATGAGGAAAAATATGTTTTGTTAGCATTTATAAAATCAAATTATGGCAACCAAACACCGGAGGAAATAGCCATTGCATTTGAAATGGCAGTTGCAGGGAAATTGAATACTGATTGCAAATGTTATGAGAATTTTTCGTGTGAATACTTTGGCAGGATAATGAACGCATACATTGAATATGCAAGACAGGAAACAAAGAATGTAAAAAAGCCGGAACCTGAAATTATCAAACCGGTTCCAACGGATGATGAATTGAAAGCATTGGCCATTGCAAATGTTAATTCATACGTTAAACGGATTGAACATTCACAATACAATGGAGGTGATTTTGAATGGACATTGGGTGGATTGTCACATTTATATGATGATTTAGTCAGATTTGGGATTTGGAAATGCCCTGATATTGATCGTGAATCAATTAAAACAAGATTAAGGCCAAAATTTAAGGATGATAAATTATTCAATGCAGAATGCAAATCTGAGGCTTACAAATTGTTTTGTTATAATTTGGTTGAAATGGGTGTAAAATTGGATGAAAACGGAGAAATTATTTAAACTATGAAAGCAGATATAGTAGAAAATTTTGCAAATGTTTTAAAGCAATTTGATACCAAAAAATTATTACAGGCAGATTTACATACAGGTGATTATTTGGAAATCAAAAATCATACAAAATTTTTAGAAAATTTTAGATTAGAAATTGATGTAAATGGTAGGGAATTTTGGAATGATATAAACATAACGCATTCGCCATTTAATCCAAAGCAAACTTTTAGAATACATAAATTTGAATAACCTATGAAAGCAGAAGAAACAGAATTTGGCACATTGGTGCTGAAAGCATTAGAGCAAAAGAATATGAGCCGGCAGGAATTAGCCGATGAGATCAACAGCACACATTCATCGGTGTGCAATTGGATAGGTGGTAAAATGGTGCCATATCTTATCACTGCATTGAGAATTTGTAAAATGTTGGATATTGATGCTAATCAGATAATTAAGTAAAACTATGGAAAACGAAACTAACAGGAGAAATTTATCAGGAATATTCATCATGCATAAATTTGACGATGAAAAAAAGAAAAAACCAACGTGTTTTGAAGATTGCCCAAAGGAAGTACAAGACAAATGGCTTGAATCATTAGATAAAGAGGCATTAAAAAATTTATCAATGCATTTAGGCAATACAATTAGGTACATTGGTGATTCATTCAATATAATGTGTTAATCTAAACCAATAACGGACATATGAAAAAGATGATTTTAAAAGCAGGAATTTTGCTGATTGGATGCATTGTATTAATTATTATTAATCAGGTCAGAAAATCAAAGAATGGTGGCAAAAAACAAGTAATTGCAAAACGTTCGGAAGTTAGTCAGGCATTTATGATGGATACATTCGAACCCATTGATGATTTTGAAATGGTTTACTTTGATGAAAACAGGGGATTGGTTCAAATTAAAACTAAACGATAATGGAAGGAAAACAAACAGCAGTTGAATGGTTGGTATCGCAAGTAGAAGATTTTCATTGCTTATTACCTGTTGATATGATTGAACAAGCCAAACAAATGGAGAAACAGCAGATAATGAAAGCAATAGAAAGGTATTATCCATATTCAGGCAGAAAAATAGCAGCAGAAAAATACTACAATGAAACCTATTTAAACGAAAACGATAATGGCATTTAAACAAACAGCAATTGAACGGCTTGAAAATCAAATCAAATTTGCAAATAAGGAATTGTATGCAGAATTGTATGATGAGATACGTGAAGCCAAAGAAATGGGAAAACACCAAATGATACAATTTGCGATGGAATTACACAAACGTGATTTGAGCAAAACAGGAACTGATATTTTATTGGATGAAGCACATCAATTATATTTTGAAACATTTGTATTATGAGAAACGAACACGAACACAGATTGCAAACGGTATTGGCAACCTATTTGGATTTAAACAATTACACGTTTTTTGCAATACCAAATGGCGGACTAAGATCCAAAGCAGTTGCGGCCAAATTAAAGGCTGAGGGAGTCAAAGCCGGTGTCGCTGACCTATTGATCCTTTTGCCAAATTCAACCTTTCACGGCTTATTTGTTGAGGTCAAAATCAAGGGCAATTCACAGCAACCAAACCAAAAGGTATTCGAACAAAAGGCAAGGGATTGCGGATATGAATACATCATTGTGCGATCATTGGATGAGTTGATTGAGAAATTGAAATATTACGAATCGCAGAAATTTATCGAACAGGATAAATTAATGAGAGCATACCGGGAAGGGTACACAGATGGGAAATTAGAAAATCAAATGACAATACGATGAAAAAATTATTTAGATGGTTATTTCCAAAATATGAAGTCAGGCACCTTGAATTTCACACAGGTACAAATGGAATGGAAAGACATGATAAATTTATTGAGGCTGTTAATAAACAAAATGTTCAAATTATCAATTCATACATTATGTATCATAAATATTCAGAAAGTCACAAACCTGAATCAATTCATTATGTAATAAAAGTAAAATTATAAACCTATGAACATAAACAGACAAAAGGCCATCGATTGGGCCAATGAAAGAATTGCCGATCCTGATTTCAGCACAGAGCCAATCAGGGTGAATGCATGGGAATTAATCCACAATCCAAAATTATTCTTGGAAACGTGTGTGGCCCGGCTGATGCACGGATCAGAAAGGGAAAAACGTGTTGTTTATAATCGTGTTCGAAACCTTAAAATGTTTTACAATGACATACAGCGATGAACACATATTTGTGCATGGTGACATCAAATGTTCTGATGGCATAACACGAGAGGATGCATTGGAAATAATTGAGGATATACAGGAAATAATGATATTCCATAAGATCATCAAAATTGACCTTTGCATTGATCCATACAAATTCCCAAAAGATTTATTAAATATTGACAACCTATGAAAACGACAAAAGACAAAATCAGATTATTGACATTTTTTGCATTATGCCAAAATATGTTGGATTTCATTGATGGATCGTGGCACGGCCATCCTGCAAACAAACAGGCCGTGAAGATGGTCACAAAGCAAATGGTCAGGGAATTGGAAAAGACAATGGCCGTATTATTCCCACCAAACAGAAATGATGATCCGGAATTGCCTGATGCATTGGATACATTCCAAAATGCCTGCACGGCAATGGAATCATTCTTTATGCTTGGGATGGCGATGGATCAGATGGATCAAACAAAGAAAGATTCATTGAACACACAGATTAATATTTTGCTAAAATCTTATGGGATTGATTGTTGGGAAAAACCAATGTCAAACCTATGGAAAGATTAATTAAATTTACATCGCAGTTGGGTGATGAATAACTGCCGGATCAAAAGCACAAATATTCCTAATCAATATAAAAATGAAAAATGACAGCCGTGAAATGGTGGATCATCCGCAACATTATGCATCTGATGGAGGCATTGAGGCAATTGATGTAATCGAATCATTCGAATTAGGTTTCAATTTAGGAAACGCAATCAAATATATTTTAAGGGCAGAAAAGAAGGGTAATAAAAAACAGGACTTGGAAAAGTCATTGTGGTATATTAACAGGGAACTTTCTAAATTTAAAGGGTAATGGATCAGAATCATTTGGTCACAATGGCTTGGTGGGTTGGTGGCATTGAATGCGTGTTCATATTAGTAATGATCAAATTGATATTTGATGAAAAAAACAATCAACAATAACATGAAAGAATTATTAGAAAAATTAAAAATTGAAAAAACCGAATTATTTGAGAAAATGACCAAATTGGAGGCTTTCATTGATAATAATGAAAAATTTAGTGAAGTTTCCGAGATTCAACAAATATTATTAGTTGATCAATTTAATGGTATGCAAATATATTTTTTTGCATTAGAACGCAGAATTAATCATTTACAAGATAGCGAATAAGATAAAACACCATTACCGAAAGCATCAAGTCCTGTCAGATGTTAGTAAGGAGAGGGCAAACAATTGATAAGTTGGTGATAATTTCAATTTGACAGCCGGAACAGACGGCAATTTTAGTCAGGTGGGGTAATGGTAACCTAATTGGCTGAAACGCTCGAAGATACAGGTTCGAATCCTGTCCTGACTACTAGGGATAAGCACACTAACTACCTTTTTTCAAAATAGAATGCTGACAGCCGGAACAGACGGCAATTTTTAATGCCAATATCAGAAGTAAAACATTGACAATATCAGAATAAAAATGATAAACAAATGATTGATGAAGTAAATATCAAATTGGTAATTCCGCATCCAAACAATCCACGAACAATTGTTGATGCTAAATTCAAAAAATTGGTGAAATCTATTAAGGATTTCCCTGAGATGCTACAATTGCGACCAATCGTTGTTGATGACAATATGATTGTATTGGGTGGCAATATGCGTTTACGTGCCTGCATTGAAGCCGGATTGAAACGTGTGCCGATCATTAAAGCATCAGCATTGACACCAGAACAACAGAAACGATTTATCATTGTTGATAATGCTGGATTTGGTGAATGGGATTGGGATATGTTAGCCAATCAATGGGAAATGGATGATTTGACAGAATGGGGTGTTGATTTACCTGTTTATAAAGAATTGGGATTTGAATTGCCTGTTGATACAACGGAGAATCCAAAGGATCAATTTATCATTGAGGTTGTATTTGAAGCGGAGGAACAAAGACAAATGGCATACAATCATTTCATTGAAAATGGATTAAATTGCAGACTAAAAAAATAGAATATGGCTGTGAATGCACGTGTGACAAAGTTGAATAAAAAACGGATGCTGGATGCCCTTGAAAAATCATTGGGTATTGTGACAACAGCATCAAAGGCAACGGACATCCCTAGATCGGTGCATTATGAGTGGATGCAAAAGGATGCGGAATATCGGGAGGCTGTGGAGGCATTAGCCGACATGACATTGGATTTTG